AAAAATCCGCGCTATAGTCAAAAAAATTTTACATAATCTGGACAGGATCGCACATGCCCGGCAGACCAGCGCGCAAGATATTGTTGAAAAAGATGACCGACTTGGGCGGCACTGACTTCCTGGTTGAGCATATCGGCGGCGGCGGCACGATGAAGGCGCTGGCAGTTATCGTTGGCTACAGCCCGTCGTTCACGTCCCGCATCATCAATGGCACGCCAGAATACCGTGCGGCGTTGCATGAGGCGCGCCACATTCAGGCTGACCTGATGGCCGAAGACAGCATGGGTATCTTGGATGACCTGACGGACAAACCTGAGCTGTCGTCGCAGGACGTGCAGCTTGCCAAGGAGCGCGTTAATGTACGCAAATGGCTTACAGCTTTGAACAACCCAGATCGCTTCGCGCAGAAGAAGGATGAGATTGTCGTCAACATCGGCGAGCTGCATTTGGGCGCGTTGAAGAAAATTAGCCGCGAGATGCTGAATGTGACGCCAGTCGCGGCGGAGATTGAACATGACGAAGACTGACGCGAACCCGCTGGAAGAATTTGCGCGGGCGTATTACAGCGACCCCGTCAAGTTTGTGCGCGAGATGCTGGGCGTTGAGCCTCTGCCGTATCAGATTGAATTTCTGGAGGCACTGGCCAGCGGCGAGCGCAAGATCAGCATTCGTTCCGGCCACGGCACGGGCAAGTCTACGGCGGCGTCCTGGGCGATGCTTTGGTTTATGCTGTTGCGCTTTCCCAACAAGGTCGTCGTGACCGCGCCGACGTCTGGCCAGCTATTTGACGCGCTGTTTGCTGAGTTAAAGCGCTGGGTCAACGAATTGCCGCCCGCGATTAACCAGATGCTGACGGTCAAGTCTGACCGCATTGAGCTTGCGGCGGCCCCGTCGGAGGCATTTATCTCTGCGCGGACGTCGCGGGCCGAGACGCCGGAGGCGCTGGCTGGGGTTCACTCTGACAACGTGATGCTGGTCGTTGACGAGGCGTCGGGTGTGCCTGAAAAGGTTTTCGAGGCCGCCGCCGGTTCAATGTCTGGCCACAACGCCGTCACGATCATGCTGTCCAACCCGACGCGATCAAGCGGCACGTTTTTTGAAAGCCAGACGCGGCTCGCTGGCAGCTACTGGACGCGGCGCTGGTCGTGCGTATCCAGCCCGCTGGTCAGTGATGACTTTGTCGAGGAAATGAAGCTCAGATACGGCGAAGATAGCAATGCCTTCCGAATCCGCGTTTTGGGCGAATTTCCTCTGGCCGACGACGACACGATTATTCCGTTTCACCTTGCTGAGAGCGCCATTCACCGTGATATTGAGATTGACGATAACGCTGCGGCGGTCTGGGGTTTGGATGTGGCTCGATTTGGGTCCGACAAGACGGCGCTGGCGAAGAAACGCGGCGAAGTCATCCACGAAGTCAGCAGTTGGCAGGGACTTGACCTAATGCAGACCGTGGGCCGCGTTAAGGCTGAATATGACGGCCTTCCGGCGCACTTGCGGCCACAGCAGATACTTGTTGACGTGATCGGCCTGGGTTCTGGCGTCGTTGACCGACTGCGGGAGTTGAATTTGCCGGTGCGGGGCGTGAATGTGGCCGAAAGCCCGTCGATGGGCGAGATGTATACCAACTTGCGCGCCGAATTGTGGTTTAAGATGCGCGGCTGGCTTGAACAGCGCGGGTCTAAGCTGCCGAACGACGACCAACTGATCGCCGAGTTGACCGCGATCCGCTACAGTTTTACTAGCAATGGCAAGATGAAGGCCGAAAGCAAGGACGAGATGCGCCGACGTGGGCTGTCGTCGCCCGACCTCGCCGACGCCGTCTGCCTGACGTTGGCTGCCGACGCGATCACGGCGATGGGCGGCAAATCTGGCCAGTGGGCGCAACCTGTTCGGCGAAATCTAAAGGGCATCGCCTGACGTTGCCGCGAAGGCTTAATTCGTGTATGGTTTCGTTAAATAGACGCAATATTTTTGGAGACACCCATGTTCGGCTTTGGATACGACGGCGACGACGGTAAATCTGTATCCGCGCTGCGCGATATGATTGACGGCGGCGGCAGTGGACAGTCTGGCCCGCGCTTTGAGGGCGGCGGCATTCTTTCGTCTGCAGCGAACACCGTATTCCGGCCAAGCGGCTCCCGTGATCGCGGCGAGCCAGACATGCGAACCGGCCCAATGGGGTTTGCACGCGATATGGTTGATGGCGGCGGCATGAATGCGTCCGGCAATCGCTTTGAGGGCGGTGGCCTGTACGGTCGCCTTGCTGGCGGCCTGATGAACCGTGCGGGCATTCGTCCACTGGGTTACGACGAACGCCAACGCGAGGCGCTCCCTGGCGTGCTTGAGGCCATCATGGCTGGCATTGCGCCACAACAGGCCCCAGCGGGTCAACCTGCGCCCACAATGGGCTTACAGCCGCCACCCGACGTAGCAACCACCCAACTGCCGAATGATTTTGCCAGCATGTTGGCGCGGCTGCAGGACGGCGGCATAAATAAACAGTACGGCGGTCGCGGATCAGTGGGCATGCCAGTGCAATCAATGCAGTACGGCGGTCGCGGATCAGTGGGCATGCCAGTGCAAGGTCAAGTTGGCCGACCGTACCCCGAATCGCTCAGAGACAGGCGAACAATGGAAGATTACATGCGCGCCGCGTCGCCATTTGGCGGTCAATAGTGGCTAGCATTTTCCAGTTAACCCGCAAAGACTTTATGGCGGCGCTGCCTGAACTGGCTCAACAGGGTGTAAACACTGACGACTTGCTGCGTTCTTACAACGCGCAAAACGACGCGACTGCTGGCTTTCGTGGGTCGCTTGGCGCGCCATCGCAAAGCATTGCTGACAGTGGGCGCGCGCAAACACTTGGCGGCATTCTGTCATATGACCCCAGTGCCAACGCCGGAATGGACCGCATCCGATCCGTGGGCTTTGAACCGCGCGCTGCCGCTCAAGACGCCATTGGCGGCCTGTTTGGCGCTGGTCAGAACGTCTACAACGCGATGTCTGGCCGCCTGCCCACCGAAGACTTGCAGGGCGCTGCCTTTGACGCCGCTGGCCTTGTTGCGGGCCTCGGCGCTGCGTCAGCGGGACGTGGAATTTTAGATTATGACCCGAATACTATGCGGGCCTTGATTGGGCCGCGCAAACCTCTTGAAATGCCTGAGAATAACGTGTTGACCGCAGTGGATCGTATTTCTGATGAGGATTTAGCCGCTGCGGTCCCGTTTACACGGGCATCTGGTCTAGCACCGCCTAGATCGGGCGGAGGGAGGGCTAAAGACCCTGCCCTATACACGCCATATTCGTCAAAGAAGCAGGTAGGTGTTGCTCCCAGCGACTGGACTGTTTCTGGGAGAAATGTTGACAGTGCAACAGTCCCGCCCGAATTTATGACAGCAGAAGGTCTTCAACGGCGTGGGTTTACTGACATGTCTGGCTTTGTGGCAGACGGATCAATGGCTAACGTCATAATTGACGAGTTAAACGGACTGCAATTGCCCCGATCAGTCATGCAACAGGGCGGGCATAACTTTGGTGACAACGCTGAAGGTTTAGCGTTTATGTCTGACACAGGTGCGATGTCTGCAAAAAACAAGATATGGCAATCAAACCGTGACGCGGGTAAGCGGTCTATTGTTACGCCTATGACTATGGGAACGGCTGGAGGGGATTTCAACGCGCACCAAGCGATGACGCTCGCACAGGCAATCAGGGCTGCGGGTGATGCCGGCATGATTGATCCTTCATTCGCGCCCTTGCGCGGGGCGGCTAAAAACAATAACAGGCTTTTGCCGGAGGGTATGGGGCTTCTCGACCCAGACCTAGAAGCATATGTTGCCAATTTAAGCGGCGGCCAGCGTTCTGCGTTTGCCAAATCACTTGATACGGCTCCAGCCATAAATGCTGGTGTTCCTAGTGTCGCCGCGACGCGGTGGGCTACTACCGATCCAAACTTGACAGACCAAGCGACGCTTAATAGCGGATATCGCCTTTTCGAGCCAGAGGTGTCTGATTTTTTCTTGTATCCAGAAAACCACGCATCATATAATGCTGCCGTTAGGCGCGTCGGAAACAATATGACAATGGGCGATCCTCGACCGTGGTATCTGCAATTCCCCGACGAGGCATACTCACGTATGGTGGCGTCTACACCAAGTGGCTCAAATATGCTAAAGCCTGAAGCTATGCCAAAAGATTTGCGTTCGTTCCAAATGAATCCAAAGCTAAACCAGCCCATAGATGACCAATGGGTTGATACCAATATGATTTACGACGAAATGGTAAAATCCCGTGGCAAAGAGGCGGCAGATATGTACGCAATCGACGCAATGGTAAACCGAGCGCAAATGGCTGGAGGATACTAGATGCCAATCACAACGTACACTGAGCTAAAGAGCGCGGTCGCTGACTGGCTACTGCGCGACGACCTGACTGCGGTGCTGCCGTCGTTCATTTCGCTGGCGGAGGCTGGCCTAAATCGGCAGGCGCGTCACTGGCGCATGGAAAAGCGATCCACTGCGACGCTCGACAGCCAATACAGCGCGCTGCCAGCAGACTTTCTGCAGCCAATCCGGCTGTCGCTAACGAGCGGCACGACGTTTGAGCTTGAGTTAGCCAGCCAGGCCGACATTGTTGATATGCGGTCACTGGCAGCCAACAACACTGGCCGCCCCCGCTACTACGCGCTGACTGCGGGCGAAATTGAAGTATTCCCGACGCCGGGTGACAACTACACGCTGGAATTGGCATACGTCGCCCGTGTGCCAGCACTTAGCGACAGCAACGCCGACAACTGGCTGCTGACATACTACCCAGACGCCTACCTGTATGGTACATTGCTGCAAGCTGCGCCGTATCTGAAAGACGACGAGCGCGTCGGCTTGTGGAAATCTCTATACGACGGCGCGGTTGCGGGCATCATTGCCGACGGCGAGCGGGCAAAATTTGGAGGCTCTGGCCTTCGCGTGAAAATTCGGAGTTACTGACATGCCATTCTCGAACACCTACGAAACAATCGTGCTGAAATATGCATTCAACGCCGACAGCGTGACGCGGCCAACGACGTGGTATCTTGGGCTGTTTACGGCTGACCCATCCAGCGGCACAGAAATCAGCGGCAACGGCTACACGCGCAAAGTGGTCGCATTCAGTGTAACGGGCGACACTGCGACAAACTCTGGCGCAGTTGAATTTCCCGTGGCTACTGCCAGTTGGGGAACGATCAGCCACGTCGCAATCTTTGACGCGGCCACGACCGGCAACCAGATCGCATACGCGGCACTGACCACATCAAAAGCCATTGGCGTTGATGACGTGCTGCGGTTCCCTGTCGGCGAAGTTGACGTAACACTAAGTTAAGGACGGCACATGGCCACTCTCGTAAACCGCGCAAAGGTATCTACAGTCACGACCGGCACCGGAACAATCTCGCTGGGCACTGCAGGTATTGGATACCAAACTTTTGCTGCGGCGGGCGTATCAAATGCCGACGTCGTCCGCTACACAATCGAAGATGGCACCGCGTGGGAGATCGGCACAGGCACCTACACGGCGTCTGGGGCGACACTGTCGCGTTCCATGACTGAGAGTAGCACTGGCTCGCTCCTGTCTCTGACGGGGGCGGCTTCGGTATTTGTGACAGCGGCGGCAGCGGACATTCAGCAGCCGCCATCGGAAGGCCCTTTCGTTAATGGCGACAAGACTAAGCTCAATGGCATTGAGGCTAGTGCAGATGTAACTGACACGGCCAACGTGACTGCCGCTGGTGCGTTGATGGATAGTGAGCTAGCATCCGTTGCTTCTGTCAAGGCGCTGAACCAAGGCGTTAGTACAACTGACAGCCCTACGTTTGACAGCCTTGCAGTAGACAACACTACTGGCTCACCAGATCAAATACTCCTGCTGTTACAAGCTGACATGGGTGTAAGCGATCGCAATATGCAGATTAAAAGCCCATCAACAGATAGTGTCACTGAGCCTTTCCGCTTTACCACAGGTAACTCGTTTGCATTTGAG